TGCTGAAAATTTTGCGTTGAATATGCGTGATGTTCTCCATGTAATGCCCACTTACCAGACAGTTTTTGTTTCGCTGTCGAGCAATGAGACAATATGCCCTGAAAACAGTGATGGATCAGGGGGAAGACATTGCGAGGATTTCGAATGCCAACTTTCAGTTAATCAAATCTCTACTGAAGGATTGGACGCGACCCTCGAGTCGTCATATCAAAATTTGATACGACGCACAAACTTGAGATTGAATTTCATTGAGCGAGTGGATTGTACTCATGATCTTAATAAACGGTCTTCTATTAACCAACTTACTGAATTGGGAAATTTATATGCATCTTTATGTGATGCAAAGAGTTTAGTAGAAACTCAAAAAAATCAGTTAGGATTCAATTCTTTTGGAAGTACTCCATCAGAAATGCGCAGATCTTCTTCATATATTTATTCAAGTCAATATAGACAAAAAGTGGAGGAATATATTGCATTGAATTCGCGCTTGGAATCAATTACATATACTATGAGACATATTGAACAATTGAGATTGAAAAAATTGAAATTAATATCTACTCAGAGTAGTAATTTGACGACAGAATCATCAGAAATTAGTGGACCTGTGTCTGCATCTGTTGAAGTGCATCATGAAACTGTTATTGATACAGCGGGTACTGAGAATGATGATGCTTTAGCAGGTTTTAATCAAGGTTCATGGCAATTGCATCAAACACCAATGGAAATTCGAAAGTTTTTTGAGCGTCCAATTAATGTCATTTCAACTGCCATAACATTAGATACTGATTTTGATTATGTTGTAGATCCCTGGTCTGCATTTTTGAATGATCCATCAGTGCGTGCAAAGTTGAGAAATTATGCTTTTGCAAGATTTGATCTTAAAGCTAGAATTCAAATTTCTGGCACACAGTGGCATTATGGCATGATTCAAGTTAGTTATGTTCCTCAACACCTCACAAATGATGTTTATGGGTATTATCTAGTAAATTTGGTTGCATTACGTCAACCTTTACTTAAGTATTTATCAGCAACTCCTGGATCAAAGACTATTGATGTTACTGACAATGCACCACTTGAAATATCTATGCCATATTTTGCATCGCAGCCTATGATTCGTTTATTTAATGAATCATCATCTATATTGACAGCGGGAACTGAGTATCGTGAAGGACATAATTTGGGAGAACTTAACATACGTACTCTCAATCAAGTGAAAGCAATTAGTACCACTGCTACTGATGTATATATGGATGTTTATGTCTGGGCTGAGAATTTTATTTTAGGATGCCCTACCGCTACTGTTATCGAAATTACAACTGAAGCTGATGAGCGTAAAACTGGGCCTGTTCAGAAAGTTGCATCACGGGCATCTGCAGTTGCAGGTGCTGTTGCATCGGTTCCTGGTATAGGTCCATATGCAAAGGCTAGTGCAATGGCCTTGCGCTCTTTGGAGCGCTTTGCAGAATTGTTTGGTTGGTCTTATCCTGTTATGAACAATATGCCAGAGAGAATGAAACCTGAAGGGTTTCAGAATGAGGCAAACTTGATAGGGTATGATACTGGTAAGAGGATTACCATAGACCCAGAACAAGAAATTTCAGTAGACCCCCGTTTGTGTGCTGTTGTGGAAGATGAATTAGCCCTGGGATACTTAAACTCATTGCCAGCTTTATTTTCTACTTTTGGCTGGGATGCAACGGAAGGGCCAGATTCTACATTAATTTGGACTTCTATAGTTACACCAACAGCAGTAGAGGGATATTCATTGGGTGGTGAGACTTGGCTTCAACCATCACCTATGGCGTTTGCAGCTCAGCCCTTTCAGTATTGGCGGGGTAAGATCATATATAGGTTTCAGATTGTTTGCTCTAAGTTTCATAAAGGTAAACTTGCAGTTTTTTATGAGCCTAATATTACGCAAGCTGTTCTTAATACTGCTACTCTTCAACCTAATAAGAAACATGTGGTTATTATTGATTTGGAACAAACACGTGATTTTTCCATTTGTGTGGATTGGGCTTTTCCTAAAGCATGGGCACGTGTTGCTTATATTGCTGATGCTGTTCAGGCAAATAATAATTTTGCTGACTTAGGGGATTTATATTGGTGTTCTAATGGTCTTATTGGAGTTACTCCATGGACAAAGTTACAATCACCTGATGGTAGTTCTGTTTCTATTAATGTCTACATTTCTGGGCAAGATATGATGTATAATCAAGTCACTAATGCTACTCTGCCACTAATTATGGTTCCTGGATTGGGTGATGAAAAGGATATTTCAACAGAGGCATCATTTATTGAATCAAAAGATGACCCTGTACAATCACAGGATACTTGCTTTGTTATAAATCCTACTGGTGCGACTACAGATAGAATTAGTGAATTTCATTTTGGTGAAATGCCTGTCTCATTTCGGGCACTTCTCAAGCGATTTGCTACCACCTCATTCATGATATTAGGTGGATCTCCAGGACCAATTACAGCTGAGTATCCGATATTTCCAGTTTTGTATCCATCAACAACACGCAATATCCCTACTGGAATGTTGCCTACTTTGATGAATTACCTACGTCCTGCATATGTAGCTATGAAAGGTGGATTGCGTAAGAGATTTCGCTGTCTTAATGCAGATGGTGGTGTAACAGGACATATAAAGGTACATCTTAAGGTGATTAAAGATACTACTGATGCTGCTATTGCGGCATATACGTCAGCTAATAATACTGGATTGCAATATTTGGATGGTACAATTACTTGTGTTACATCTGTTAATGGTGGTATTGAGTTTGAAATTCCATTCTATACAAACAATTTGTATGGATTTTCCCAGACTGATGATATTTTTGATCAGACTTTGGATGCTAGAATGGAACCTGTTGCTACCAGAAATTATGTTGTTGAAATTGATAATACAAGTTTAATTACAACATATATGCTGTATGAAGAGACAGCAGCGGCTGAAGATTTTACGTTTGTGAGATTTGTCGCACCCCCCCCGTTTATTTTAGTATAAACAAGCGAGAAGACGCC